TTGACGCAAGGCGAGGATGGATATAAAACAGCTAAATCATTCTTAATAGAGTTATTGAAAAATTTAGCAGGTAATTCGGATACAAAAATAAATACGTCAGTTAAATGGGATGGCGCCCCTGCAGTGTTCGCCGGCATCAACCCAGACAATGGAAAATTCTTTGTAGGAACAAAGTCCGTCTTTAATAAAGACCCTAAGATTAACTATACAATGGACGATATAGAAATGAATCACGGACAGGCNCCGGGCTTAGCAGTTAAGTTAAGATTTGCATTAAAATATTTGCCAACATTGGGTATAAAAAATATCTTGCAAGGTGATTTTATGTTTGATGATTCTATGGTCAAATCAACAACTATAGATGGTAAGCCTCATTTACAATTCCGTCCAAATACAATTACATATGCTGTAGAATCTGATTCTGATATAGGACGAGAAGTTGCGGCTGCAAAAATAGGAATAGTATTTCATACAACGTACGATTCGTTATCTTCGGGAGCNTCATTTGGTGCAGATGTAAGTGGATTGAAAAGAAATCCTAATGTATGGTTTGACGATGCATTCTTTAAAGATACNACGGGTATAGTAAAATTGACATTATCAGAAGTAAAAGAAGTACAATCTTTAATTAAANAGGCAGATTCTATAAAAATTAATTATGATAATCTTCCGAGTTCATTATTAAACATATATCTTAATCAAGAAATACAATCCGGACAATTTGTAAACAATCCGGCAGTATCATTTAAAGCATTTCAAAAATGGTATGAGGTAAGAGTTGATAAAAAAATTGCAAAATTAAAATCAGATCGTGGAATTGAAAAAGCAACTCTAGCTAAACAAGCCCAAATGAATCAGTTTAATGATCGTAGACAAGATATACTTAATCTATTTATAGTATCTAAATTATTATCGGATGCCAAACTTATATTTGTGAAAAAGTATAACAATGCTATCTACAATACAAAACATTTTGTAGACGATGGCAAAGGAGGCTTAAGAGTAACAGCTCCAGAAGGATATGTGGCAGTAGACAGAATTGGTAATGGAGTTAAATTTGTAGATAGGGTAGAATTTAGTAGAGCAAACTTTGCTATGGATAAAGGGTTTGCAAAATAGATTGATATAACAATGTGCAGTATATTTATATAAAAGAATAAAAGGACAACAATGAAAGAAAAAACATTACGAGGAATGATTAGACAACAGATCAAGTCATCTTTAACAGAAGCTACTGGTGCTAGACCAGCAATAGGAAAAAAATTAAGCTCTATAGAAAAGATGGCTAGTGTTAAAATGCTAAAGAAAGCATTAGGCCAAGGCACCCCAGCACAACAAGCATCAGGGTTACTTCAAGTAGTACAAGCTATATCAGGCGGAAATCCTACAACTGGCAAGATGTTAGGCCGGATGCTTATGAAAGGCGGGATTAGTGCTCCAGAGGAAGCACCTGCTCCAGAGCCAGTTCAAGAAGCAGAAATGAGTTCTGCACTAGCATCTAAAAAAGGAAGAGTTGATAAAACTCAGGCAATGCAGACTATGATAAAGACATTATCTACAAAGCCAGCAACACAACAAGTCGACTTTGTTGTAGCAATGATTAATGATCTAAACCTAAAAGATTCTGCAAAGAAACGATTAGTATTGAAACTTCGCCAAGGCTTACGCTAATATGAATAATAAGTTACAAAATGTAAAGGCCGTTAAGCAGATGATTGCTGGCGAGCACCGTACTCAAACTAGAAAATCTATTTATACCGGGAAAACAAAAAAAGAAATCCCTCAACATGATATTATAGAAAAGTTTGAAGATGGTAGTCCTAAAATATGGATCGAGACAGATACGTCTGGATTCCGGACTCGTATTACACAACACAATGGATTTAAGTCACGCGCGCCAGAAAATAGTATATTAAAGAATATCCAGGAGATTCTTAAAGTTCCAGTTGATTGTCCTTCATGCGGAACTAATATGCGTGCAAAAGAAAAACAATTAAATTTCAAATTTTGGTTTAAACGAAAAAAATGCTTTAGTTGTGTGACAGCCGAAGAAACAAAAATTAGATTATTAGGTAAGGAAGCATGGACTGAGCATGAAAAGAAGATTATGTCGTCAAATGCAGAGGCATGGTTTAAAGATTCCGACAAAGAAGTTGAAATATTAAAAACACAAGTAAAAGAGACTACATGGGAAAATGCGGACGGTGATAAGGGTGAAGTTAATATTTCTGCATTTATTGAAAAGATGGAAAAAGATTATTTAGAACTAAAAACTAATATAAGAAGCGCATTCGAGGAATAAAATGATACGATTACAGGACATATTAAATGAAGCGGACATATTTGGAAATAACCCAACAACTTCAACAGATATACCTGAACTAGAAGATGCGTTCGGCGATTTAGAAAAAGAAATCAAACGTACAGATTTAGAATCAGCTGAAACAGAGGCAATTGGGTTAACGTTAGCAGGCATAGCATTATCATCTCCGGAGATAATTAAATTGATAGGAAAATTTGTAAACTTATTAAAAAAGATCCCATTCCTTAAACATTTATCAGGAGACAAATTAATTGCAATAGGAGAAAAGTATCATCATAAAATAACAGGCGCATTTGAATATATAATCAAAAAGGCTGGAGTGACAGATTCCGGAAAAGCAAAAAAGTTTGCAAATATATTACACCATGTAGTCATTGCAATGTTATTAGTAGCAGGGGGAATAAGTATGTCTGGGTTAGTAACTAAAGGAAGTATAAAAGGCGCTACATTAAAAGGAGCATTAAATGCTATTAAAGCAAAAGAAATAAAATCATTTTTAATAACATCGGCAGATGCAATAGTATAAAGGAGATAAGGTATGGCTAACATTTTAGGAAAAATATTTTCGGCCGGAGCGACAGAATTAGTCGACTCTGTAGGAGGCGTGTTAGATAATCTTACAACATCGAAAGAAGAAAAGCTTGAGGCAAAAAGAAAGATGAAAGAATTAATTGCTAACCATGAAGCAAAGATGGAGCAAAATATTACAGATCGTTGGGCAGCCGATATGAATTCAGATTCTTGGTTATCAAAAAATGTAAGACCATTAATTCTAGTTTTCCTAGTCGTATCAACAGTACTAATGATATTTATAGACGCCGGCGTGATTTCCTTTGTAGTTGAAGAAAAATGGACCGATTTATTACAACTAGTCCTTATTACAGTTATAGGCGCTTACTTCGGCGGTAGAACAATGGAAAAACGTGTTAAGGCCCCGGATACCAAAAATAAAAAATAATCATAAGTTTATTTGCCTTTCTGCAAATAATTTCTTATATTAAGGTATAATATGGCGGTAAAGAAAAGCATAAAGGAAATCATAAGTGATGAGTACAAGAAGTGTTCTCAAGACCCTATACACTTTATGCGTAAATATTGTATCATTCAACATCCTACTAAAGGTAAGATGTATTTTAATCTATACCCCTTTCAAGAAGATTTACTAACCGAATTTAATTCCAATAGATATAATATTGTACTTAAATCTAGACAGTTAGGTATATCGACGTTATCTGCAGGATATTCTTTATGGAAGATGATATTCCAATCAGATTATAATGTTCTAGTAATTGCAACAAAACAAGACGTCGCGAAAAACTTAGTTACGAAAGTAAGAGTGATGCACGATAACTTGCCTAGCTGGCTAAAGGGTAAGACACTAGAAGACAATAAACTTTCATTGAGATTCAAAAACGGATCTCAGATCAAAGCTATATCATCAAAAGGCGACGCTGGTAGGTCAGAGGCATTATCATTATTGGTAATTGACGAAGCAGCATTTGTCGATCGAATTGATGAGATATGGACTGCAGCACAACAAACCTTAGCAACAGGAGGAGGAGCAATTATGTTATCAACTCCAAACGGCACGGGTAATTTGTTTCATAAGACTTGGTGTCAAGCTGAAGCCGGCGGTCAATTCGCCCCAACCAAACTGCACTGGTCAGTCCACCCCGAACGAGATCAACTTTGGAGAGATCTACAAACAGAATTATTAGGTGAAAAGAATGCAGCCCAAGAATGTGACTGCGATTTCATTACCTCTGGACATACTGTCGTAGATGGTCCTATTATACAATGGTACGAACAAACATATGTAGAGCCGCCAAAAGAGAAGCGAGGCTTTGATTCTAATTATTGGCTATGGGATTATCCGAATTATAATAATTCATATGTAGTTGTAGC